TGAACCGATTCTGAATAACCATCCTGATTTCGCTGGCAAATCAATGGACCAGATCAGAGTCCAAATCAACGAAGTTGATTTTGGAAGAGTGATGAGCGATTCTTCTTGGATTGAAGACGCTGCTGGGTCTGCCCAAATGTTAAATAGAGTACGAGACAAGATTGACTCGATCTTTACGAACATAGGCACAATGCCTACTGACGTTTTGACTAGAAGTCTTATCTTCCAAACAACTTATAAGAGAGAAATGTCTCGCCGGTTAGCTTCGATGGGAGGCCCAGACGCAGGGTTCCTGTTAAAAGAATCAGACATTCGAAGAATGGAGACACAAGCTCGTCAAGTGGCTTTAAGTGAAACAAAAAATCTTATGTACGATCTTGCAGAACGCTCCAAGTTCGAAGAAGTAGTTTCAAACCTCATACCATTTTACGGTGCATGGCAAGAAGTGATAACTAGATGGGGTGGGTTGGCTGCACGAAATCCTGCTTTTGTTATGGCTGGTGCCCGTAACTTCCGTAAAGGTATGGAAACATTTGATGGAGTTGATGAAGAAACAGGAGAGCCTTTATTTGTTTTACGGTTCCCTGAAGGGGTTTTGAATTGGGAACTACCGATTGTTGGTAAAGCATTCGGCAGAATGTCTGCTCTTGGTGATAGCGCAATCGATTTCAATTTCAGTTCAGCTTCAATGATCAGCGCTGGTATGCCCGGATTCGGTCCAATGGTAAGCATCCCAGCATCTGAAACTGCGTTAGAGCTTCCTGAAGTTGCTGAAGCTTTAGAAATTATGCTTCCGTTTGGACCGGTTGAAGGACAAACTCTTCTATCTCGTGTGACGCAACAGGTATTGCCGACGTGGCTAAAAACTGCATCAGGTACACAATTCAATACGGCATCGAGACAAAGCGCGATGGCACGGATAACTGCTGATCTGGCCCAAGAATATTATATGAGTGGTCGGATTATTGATAGCGAGTCCGATTGGAATATCTTCGAAGAAGAAGTTGCTCAACGGACTAGAGATCTTTTGACTGTACGGATGTTAGGTAACTTGGCGTTACCAGTTTCATTTGTAGCTCAGTCTCCGCATTATAAGATCATCAGCCAATACAGTACTGTCCGTCAAGAAAAAGGTTTGGAAGCTGCGGACGAATGGCTAATCAGTAAACATCCAGAAATGTGGGCAATTTTAGGGAGACAGACAAAAGTTAAAACTGTTGCTTCTGCCACATTGGAAGGTGAAAAGAACTACCAAAAATATAAAGAGTTCGCTGATGAAAATGAATCTATCCATGAATTTGTGACAGGAAAAGTTGGCGCTATCGATGTTGGCTTTGAATACAACCGTGCTGTACAAACAAAAGAGATAAACGAAGGTCGGCGTGTACGGCTTAACCCACGAGAAATTTATACTAGGGGTCAAGAATTTGTTGGAGGGGATGAATTTAGGGACCGTATGCGGCCTATCAACGCCGAACTTACTCGTCGTGGGTTAGAAGGGTTGAGTGTCAGCCTTAACGCAAAAACAAATGAAGATTTAGCTACTCTTAAACGAGCTATTGTCGAAGAGATCGCTGTTAAGAATCCCCTATGGAAAGAAAAGCACGATAGCTTTAAGGGGCCTGATGAAAAAGCAGAAGTAATCCATTCTTTCCGTGCAGCGGTAGACAGCGAACTTTTTGTGGATCGTCCTGAAATGCTTCACGTAGCTCGATATATGGAAGTGCGAGACAAAATTGCTACGGAGTTAGAGCGAAGGGCTGAACGGAATTCTGATTGGGCGCAGATGGGGCATGACGTAAATGCTGACCTAAAAGAATTGTGGTTACGGTTTAGACTAGAGATGTCACAGATTGAATCTTTTAATAAAATCATGGACAGATACTTCAACCACGATGAATCGATTGAAAGAGCTACATGGCCTTCTAACTGGGCAGTCCAAGAATATCAGGAAGTCGCATAATGAGCGGAAATATGGATCCAGAGCTAGTACAAGAAGGGATGAACTCGAATGTCCCCATAAATGATCCGACTATCCCAGAGTATCTTGCAGGGGAGGATATAGGCATTAGACCCGGTACAGGTTATGGGGTTAGAGCGTCTACCCTTTCGCAACAAGATTTACAGCGACAGGTCATGTCTGGTTGGGGAAGCACAGATCGTGAAACCGCAAGCGATGATTTGTTTGTAGGTATATCTGGTACACCTATACCGGGGCGTGCAGGTGAAACAGAAATAGATATAAGTGTTGCAGTTACAGGCGAAGATGCTTGGAACGAAGCGATGGAAGCTTGGGAAGCCCAAGACGAATTATGGGAACAGATCGCTGAAGGTCTTTTTGTTAATGGGTACACATCATTTGATGATGACCCTATGGAAATCTATGATTTTGAAACAGTTCGTGCTGGGATGTTTAGTGCTATTGCTACAGCAGGAGCTTATTTCCAGAAAGGTATGGGTGCCGCTGGGATGATGCCTACTGTTGACGCTTTGTTGAAAGCAGTAGACCCAGATAAATTGCAAAAGGAAATAAACAAAATTACGGAGAGTAAAAAGTCACGTAATTATTCTAGGGAAACAATTAAAGCGGCGGCTGATCGAGCAGCACAATCTAACTTGCATCGGAACGCTACAGATGAGGATTTGCGTGCAGCGATAGCAGCAGTCCATGAACTTTCGACACAAGGAAAATCATTTAATTTGCAAGACGAAGTTGGTGCTGTGATAGATGCCAACAACCCTGAACGGTCAGCGCAAATAGATAAATATGAAGTGATTCAAAGGGTAAAAGAGGCGACTGGGCATAAATCTTTAGGCCCGTTACAAAGTAGAGTTAATGCCCCAGTGAGGTTGACATAATGGCCCATACCCCCGGAACAATGTCGTATGCGGATCGTAAACGGTTCGCTGCTTCTTTCTTAGAAATCATTGGTGCAGATAAAGACGATGTGGGGAACATGCTGACAATGTTGGCGTGGATGTCTCGTGAAAATACGGCAGCTAAAAACAATCCTTTGGCTACTACCGCTTCGTGGATAAAAAATCCTGATGGGAGCGACCCAACACTTTTTAATAAATTGAATGAAGCTGGCACGATGGGTGTCCGCAATTACGAATCGTTTGAGCAGGGTGTCCAAGCGTCAGCAGAAACATTGTTGGCAGAAAAGTACCGTGATGAATATGGGCCTTTACTGGAACTATTGAGAAAAGGCACAACCCCAGAAGAAGTGCTAGCTACACCGGGAGCAGTTGGCTCAATTAGGACATGGGGTAGCTTCCATATGAAAACAGATGGGGAGGGGAACCCTATACGTGATGAAAATGGAGAGATTCTTTACACAGATAACTGGGGTAGTCGTAACAGTTGGGGTGCAAGCAAAAAAGATTTAGAAAAAGAAATCCAAAGAGGAGAAATCGAGATAGTAGAAACTCCTCGGAAGGGCGCTGATGTCGAGCAATGGCCCGATATCCAAAACCCTGAAGAAACTGAAGATTGGACTGAAGCTCCAGAAATTATTGGAGGAGATTTCCGAGATGAACTCACCGAACATGACCCTGATAGGGCACGAGCTTTAGCTGAAGGTATTGCCAGTGGAGATCTAGTAGGACAAGAAGCCCAAGTAGATGCTCCTGAAGGTGGGATACCTGAGTCATGGATGGATAAGGAGTTGGTCGATTCGTCTGTCCCAACGCCTCGACAAGATAGACGTGGTACGGGTATCACTGGGGCTGACGGAGTATTTCTTGAAGAGATATTTGCGAATATTCATAGCCAATTATCAGTTCATCTTGCTGAGAAATTAGGTCTGGACACTTCAGATCCAGCGGTAACAGGAGTCTCAGCCGGTAAAAGTCCGGGGACTCATACAGATTTTCACGACAGAATACAGACCAAATTTTTCGAACTGTATAGTGATGGGAACCAAGATCGACTTGAAAACGCAGAAGATATTGCCGAGCAGACACTCCAAATTTTCTCAACGAAAGCAGCCCAACATCGAGGGGGTCGCGCAAAGCTAACAGTTGAAGACCGTGAACTGCTTTTTGCTCTAATTGGGGAAGGAAATAGTGGGAGACAGGGCAGTTCGATTGGAGGGGTGAATATTGCTACACCGGAGTTGAATGCTTTATATAGGAATGAGGATGCGACTTATGCTGAAGTTTTAGCTGAGTTGCAAAAAGCTCCTGCTCATGCCAGAAAACTGGCAGAAAATGCGCTTGACATCACTGAGATAAAGAGTTTGTGGGAGCTTTGGTCAGAGTTTGGGTGGCAGAAAGAGGGTCCGCCCCTTGATCATTTTGATTATATGAAAACGGTACATGACGAACCGTATATTGTGGATTATCTTCGAGATGAGTATTCACAAGAAATCCTTGACCAGATCGAGCAGGCTTCTGCAATTCTGGAAACTGATGAGTTCAAGAATCAATTAAACAATCTGGCTGAACCCGGAACATTCGATAGACAAGCTGAATGGACGTCACCTGAATTTATTCATGCAATAGTAGTTGACCGACATTTAAGTCCTCCAGAAGTTGGAGCGATGGGTCCACCTAACGCTCCTTCTTATGTTGGTAGTGAAACTTTAAGCGATGGAACAAAATCAGGCGTTCAATCTGTAACTGGCCCAACACTTTCGTATAGCGAACCAGCACAAGGTATGACTACGCATCGGGGTGGCTTTGAAGCTGCTGATGCCGCAATGGCTGGAGTGCAGTTAGAACCGACTGTCCCCGCTGACCAGATCAAAAAAATTAGTGATGAAGCACTCACGTATATCGCAGATGAGTTCGGTGGCTCGATGGCGTTTTACGAAGGGTTAGAAAAAGAAGGGCTTTTAGACCTTGACCTAGATGGTGATGGTGTAGCTGAAACTACCCTGTTGGAATACTTAAAAGGTGGGGAATCAAACCCAGATGTTATTTGGGGTTTGTTCGCTCAAACTCCGTGGTTCGCTCAATATGATGCTCATGCTCGTGATTTCCAAGAGAAATGGCACCAAATCGGGGGGACCGATAATTGGGTGCCCCTGCTTGATCCAGATAGTTTTGAATGGAACATGACGCCAGACATGATGGCAGAGTTAGATCCTCAATACGACATTTTGGTGCGTGAAGCTGAACGTCTAGGGATGAACACTGACAATAAGCTCGTTAAAGAATCTTTGATGAGTATGGCGTATAACGCCAAGATGATGAATCTTGATGCTTATGAGATCAAAAAAGAGTTTATATCTAATGTTGATCTTGCTTTTGACCAGACAGCGATTAAAGGTTCCAGCACATTTAGGGCAATCAAAAATAAGATCCAACAAAACGCTGGTCAGTACATGCTTCAAATGGATGAAACTTCGTTGAACACGTTTGCTGAACAGATCTATTTAGGTGAAACAACCTATGATGCTTTAACTTCTAATTTTTATGACCAAGCTAAAAAAATGAATCCTGCTTTGGCTTCGATCATAGATCAGGGGTATACGCCTGCTGCTTACTTTGCATCGTATTCCAACATTGCAGGTAATTTGTTGGAACGCCATGTCGATTTTTTGAGTAGCAGAGATTCAAAAATGTTTGGTGATTTAACTGGCGCATATCTTGATGGAGATAATCAGCAACAAATAATGTCTCGAACCCAGTTTGAAAAATATATTAGGAATACCCCAGAGTGGGATCAGACTGATAATGCTCGGGATGAAGCGTATAGTACTGTTAGCAACTTATTGAGTTCTTTTGGATTCCCCGGATACTAGGTGATTTAGATGGATTTCTTCGGAGCAGGGTCGCCAATGACCCAACCCAAAAAAAGAAAAGAAAATTATTGGCTTAGTGGTCCTAGTTTGCAAACGCAGATTGATGAAGCGTTAGCCGCACAGGGCTTACCGAGGATGACGTTAGAAATAAAGCCCGGACAGAAGTTTGAGAAAGTTACCGTGCCTAGCACTCTTGGGGCTGAGAACGAAGTGGTCCCAGTTAAAACGGGAGAGGAAGAGGTTAAAACTAAACCTCCATATCCGTCAGACGGGAAAACGTATGTTTGGAATGAACCTGAATGGACATGGGATCTAGTAGAAGAATCAGAAGGAGATCTCTTAGAGGGCGAAGAGTTAGTAGTTATACGTAATGGGGAGGTAATAAGTGTTGGTTTGAATGGGCGTTCTTTGGAGGATGCCATAGCGGAAGAAATGGCTATAGAGGGAACGGAAGCTGTTTCCCAGAACAGACGTGTCACTACGATCCCTGTCAAAACACCCGATATAACAACTTTTTCTCCAGAACAACAAGAAATGTATACAACATTTGATGAAATGTTTGGTGGGCTAAAAGGATTTGAACAAGCTAAGGAAGATTTTTTATTTGGCGTTATCGATTGGTTGCCTAACGATTTTTCTTATTTCAATAACTCGGTGCCCGATGCTTCAGGTATTTTTCAAGGTGGATATGTAACGCCCAACAAAGAAACCGGGGAAGGTAATTTTTATACGCACCGATCTGGAAGCGGTTACAGACAAAGTTTTGGGACAGAACCTGACGATAACCCTGTAGATAAAGCAGGTAACTTTCGGTTTATAGAACAAACTACTTTAGATGGCAGAACAATATGGACAGAAAACGATGACTACACAAGTCCCGGTACCCAAGCAGATAGAGATGCTGCAAAAGCTAGAACTGACGCATTAGTAGCAAAAGAAACCGCTGCTGCTGCTGCACTTAAAGGCGCAGAAGGAGCGACAGCTATCCTGACCCGGCTTGTCGGTGCTATGGGACTGCCTATAACTGTTGTTTCTAAGTTAAAAGCAATGATGGTTGATGGTTTAAGCGAAGAAGCTATCAAACTTGAAATCAGACAAACAGAGGAATACAAAGACCGGTTCCCCGGTATGGCAGTCCGAATGGCTAATGGATTTAGCCCAATTACTGAAGCTGCTTACCTGCAAAATGAAGATACTTATTATGAACTTCTACGGTTGCATGGTTTACCGCCACGTTTCTACGACGATAGGGAAGATTTCGCATCTTTAATCGGCCAAGACGTATCGCCAGAAGAGTTTAGTGAACGTGTAACTCTCGCAGAATTAGCTACAGCGGGCGCTGACCCAACAACTAAAGAAGAACTAAAACGCTTGTACGATGTTGATGAACAAGATTTAGTTGCTTATTATCTTGACCCGAAGAGTGCCACAAATCTGATTCAAGAACGAAGAGCGTTTGAAGCCGCTGGTTTATCGGCTACTGCTCGGAGAGTCGCAGGTCAACAAATCGGATTCAATAAAGATGTGGCTGATGCTTTACAGCGTGAAGGTGTACAGCGTCGTGAGATACAGCAACGATTGACTCCACAAGCAGGGCTCATAGGCCAAACCATTAGCGAAACTAGTGGCATGTCGGTTTCTGATTTAGCTGCTGGAGAATTTGGGTTAAACTCAGATGCTTCTAGGGCAGTCAATAAACGACGGGATGAACGGGTTTCTCCCTTTAGTGGACAAGCAGGAACATTAGTTTCTGCTGCTGGCGCTACTGGTCTAGGGTCCAGTACTTGACACAAAGCTTATTCACTCTTTATAATATTTATACCGGTCGGCCCTTTCGAGGTGAGCTAACCTAAACCATTTTCCATCCGAAGTTCCACCGCTGAGGATGCGTACAAGTAGGTGAGTGACATATGACAGATAATGACTCCACTGGATATAGTGACAGTGGTTCTGCCAGTTCAACCGAATCGAAACCCAACTGGCGTCGTGAGTTGGAATCTCGCTTGAAGGAAGCTGAAGCTCGTGCTTCAGATGCCGAAGGCAAGATCTCTAGTTACGAACGTCGGGATACGTTCCGTTCAGCAGGGCTTGATCCTGATGATGCTCGTGTCAGGTATTTTGTTAAGGGCTACGATGGCGAGCTTTCCCCTGAAGCTATTCGTGAAGAAGCGATGGCAGCAGGATTTATTGGTGAAAATGCTCCTCCCATTCAACAGCTTGATGCAATGCCTGAAGTTTTAAGAGCAGAAGAGCGTATTCAGTCTGCTGGGGAAGGTGGAGATCCGGTGTCACAAGCTGATCTTGACGCTCAGATCAAAGCAACAAAGAATCCAGATGAATTGCGTGCTTTGATGGAAAGTCATGGTGTCTTGTGGGGGGCAACAGCCTAAGTCGCTAAAGCCGATGGAGTCCTAAACACAAGGACTACCAGTGGCATATACAACCACCTCTACACTGGACGATCAGGTAAAAACGGCGTTCGATCAGACCGCTTATTTTGCTTTACGTTCACAACCATTGTTTGAAATGGTTGCGGATGTACGTTCAACCAACCAGAGCCATAACGGTTCTGGCGTACAATTCACGTTTTACGCTGACATGTCGCAAGCGACTACAGCCCTTACTGAAGCGACTGACGTAACTGCTGTTGCGTTGACAGATAGCGCAGTAACCGTAACTCTCGCAGAATACGGTAACGCTGTTATCACGACCGCTAAGGTGCGTGGAACCTCATTCCTCAATGTTGACGCTGATGCGGCCAACATTGTTGGTTACAACATGGCTGACTCGATGGACAAAATCGTTTCAGATGTCGCCAATGGCGGCTCAAACGTAACTCACGTCGGCCAGTCCAGCCGTGGTGCTATCACCGCTACGGACGTTTACACCGCTGCCGAAGGCCGTAAAGCCGTCGCCCAGCTTCGTACTCGTAACGCTCCGGGCTGGAGCAATGGTAACTATATGGCAGTTATCCATCCTGATGTTTCCTACGATCTTCGTGGAGACACAGCGGTAACTGACGTTATTCAGTACCAACTGTACCAAGAAGGCGCGCCTATCAAGGCTGGCTCAATCGGTACATTCAATGGCATCGAATACATCGAAAACCCACGTGCCGGTCTAGTTGCCGACGGTGGCGCAAGCAATGTCGATGTTTACCAAACCCTTATCTGTGGTCGTCAGGGACTTGCAAAAGCATTCTCTCGTGCCCCCGGATTCGGGCCTGAGCCAAGCATTGTTGTCGGTCCTGTGACTGACACGCTGCGTCGGTTCAACCCAATCGGTTGGTACCACCTCGTTGGTTATGGCCGCTTCCGTGAAGCGTGTCTGCAACGTGTGGAATCAGCTTCCAGCATTGGCGATAACTAATAGTTAGCGCCTAAGAGGAAGTGGGGGGGTCGGGTTTTCCCCCTTTCCCCGGCTCCCCCGCACTCCTCTGCTATCATTCAAATCATGCCTATCGTTAAAGGAAAGAAGTATCCTTATACCACTAAAGGTAAAAAGGCTGCTGCTGCCGCAAGAAAGAAAAAGAATGCAAAAACCAAACGGTGATGTAACGATCAGGCCAAAGCCGATCCAAGGAACAGGTACTGCTAATGGCTAGTGGTCTTTACGTTGAGACTTTTGAAGCTGCGTTTAAGAACGATCTCGCACTTGACATGGACAATGACACATTTAAGTGCATGTTGGTCAACGCTTCTTATACACCAAACTTTGAAACTCACACAAACAAATCAGATGTAACAAACGAAATTTCGGGTACCGGATACACAGCCGGTGGCGAAACTCTTACCAGTGTGGCAATGACCAGTAGTTCTGATGGGACAGGCACAATCAAATGGGATGCAGATGACGTATCGTGGACCAGTTCCACGTTGTCAGCGGTACGAGCCGGAGTTATCTACGATGACACGGTGACGAACGACCGTTTAATTGCATACATAGATTTCGGGGGAGATTTCAGTACAACGTCAGGCACATTCCAAATACAGTGGAATGCGTCTGGTATTTTCACTCTTGATTTGGTTCCATAGGAGCAATAATGCCAACGTCAAACTATCCAACATCTCTTGATACAACCTCAACGCAGGTAACTCCGGGGTCTACTACTGACTTGGATGCGTCAGGTTACGAGCACGATCAAGTTCATGGTGCTGCTTCTACTGCTTTGATTGCTTTAGAAACAAAGCTCGGTATTAGTGCTGCGCCTGCTGCTTCTGCTAGTGCGAACTCTTTTTTAGAGCATTCGAGTGGTGGCACAACTGCGTGGACCAATACTTTGACTGGTTCGACAATTGCTGGCACCACTCTTACAGGTGCAGTTGTCGGTGGAGATCAGATCATGTCGGCAGTAGTTCACAAGGATTATGCCGAAACTGTGTACGCCGGTGGGAACACAAGTACCGCAGTCACTCTCGACGAAACTAACGGCAACACTCAGACGTGGACGATGACAGGTAACTGTACGTTTACGATGCCTTCGGGTGCTGGGTTGCAGCCGGGTACTGCATTGACACTGATCCTTACGCAGGATGGTACGGGTTCTCGTACTGGTGCGTTTACTAGTGTGAAGTGGGCTGGTGCTACTGCTCCGACGTTGACGACTACTGCGACTACGGGTGTCGATATTCTTACGTTTATCACGTTTAATGGTGGTAGCTCTCCGGTTTGGTATGGGTTTACCGCTGGGGCGGATATGTCGTAATGCCATTTGGGGCCGGTAAGGTAGCTTTACTTGGTGCCGCCGGTTCAG